AACCCGGACCGTTTTGTTTTAGGTTTGGGTCTTTTGTTTCCACGTCGATGGCAATCTTCGATGCCGACGTGATGTCAGGTAATTCGAGCGGGGGCACCCACTCACTTTTGGGTGCGAACATCGCAATCTGTAATCCTGCCAAAATCTGGTTCCTTTTCTTTTAGGGCAAATTCGCCGCCCAGTCCTGTATAGCCTGCCTTGTCGATCCACGAGTCGACGTGGTCGATGCTTTCCAAAAGCCTGCTTGTTTTGACCCAATCCATCATCAAGGCGACGTGGGCCGGGGTTATTCTACCGTGTTTTTTGATTGCGGTCTTGGCAATAACGTCCCAGCCGATAGCAATGCGCCTGTGGTTTGTCAGGGCATCGCCGTAGTCTTGGGCCCGTGGGCCGTTAATCAAGTCACGCGCTTGGTTGAGGATGTGGTCGCGCTTCATCAATGTTCCACCTGATTGATGTAGCCCATGAAAACGAACTCTTTAAGTTCGGGATCGTATTCGAACTTCACGGCAGGAATGTCTTCGTCTTTGACGTTCGGGTCGTTCCACATCTTTTCTACGCGGACGGTCTCGAAGTCGATCACCCCCATCTTTTTGTATTCTTCGCGCTTGGCTAATTCTTGGGCTCTCCATTCGTCATATGTCATTTTTTTCATTTTCGATCTCCTTTGGGTAATAAACTAAGACTAGCGAGTTGCATGTCGGACAAGAAAGATTGGTAATCATGCTGTCGTCGTAATCTTCATCGCCATCCCAGCTCAAATCTGTTTTACAATGCCAACAGTTCATAAGTCGTAACTCCTTGAGATGTCTTCGGCGTCTACGATATATGTCATTTTTTTCATTTTCGATCTCCTTTGGGTAATAAACTAAGACTAGCGAGTTGCATGTCGGACAAGAAAGATTGGTAATCATGCTGTCGTCGTAATCTTCATCGCCACCCCAGATCAACTCTGTTTTACAATGCCAACAGTTCATAAGTCGTAACTCCTTGAGATGTCTTCAGCCTCAACTAAGTCAGCACCAACTAAGTCAGCCTCAACTAATTCAGCACCAACTAAGTAAGCCTCAACTAATTCAGCCCTAAATAAGTTAGCCTTAGATAAATCAGCCTGATTTAAATGTTCCTGCTCATAAGTGAAAATCACTTCGCCTTTTTTATTTTTAATTTCATTTGTCATTTTAGTTCCCCGTTTTGTTTATTTAAAAACCCATTGCGATGGCAAGTGTCTCTAATTGGTCTTTATTTAATTTAATACGATATAAGTTAGCTCCAAGTAAGTCAGCTCCACGTAAGTTAACCCCAAATAAGTTAGCCCCAGTTAAGTCAGCCTCAACTAATTCAGCACCAACTAAGTAAGCCTCAACTAATTCAGCACCATGTAAGTCAGCCCATCGCAAGTCAACCCCTCGCAAGTCAACCCCTCGCAAATTAACTACACGTAAGTCAGCCTCAACTAAGTCAGCCTTAGATAAATCAGCTTGATTTAAATCTTCTTCATAAGTGAAAATCACTTCGCCTTTTTTATTTTTAATTTGCTTAGTCATTTGTTATCACCTTTCATCATATTGATTAATCACTTATTATCACTTCGCCTTCTGTCTCAATCCATACCTTTGCACCACACGATAATGGTTTGTCTGGACTGTATATGACAAAGCTCGGACCATTAATCTGAACAAAGTCACCTTTAGCATTTCCTCTTGAATGCTTAACAGTCATTACCGGTTTACGATCATCCGGGTTCTTGTTGTTATGCTTGATGTTGTGTTGGTTAATATGGATACGTTTAACAATTCCTTCTTTTAAGATCATAGGTCATAACTCCTTGATAAGTCTTCTGCGTCGACGATGTAGAGGTTCTGCTTGGTCCGGGTCACGCCGACGTAAAAGACCCGGTGCATATCATCTGGGTTAATCCTCATTTCTTCGTCGGCTGCTGGACTAAGGTCCGTAAACAGCACGACGTTATCTGCTTCACCACCTTTTGATCCGTGGATCGTGGACGCTGTAATGCGGGGTATGCCATTGAACTTCTCACCGCGGCGTAACAGAGCCGTGATGTATGCCCGGTCCGTCTCGGGCAGCTTGTCCATTGCTTCTGACCAGATCATGTTGCTGGTGGCCAGCAAGCCATGGTTAACGGACAGGTCTTGCATGTTAACCAAGTCGGTATCTTCTATGCCCGGCAGCTTCTTAAAGCCCCGTGTTACGCGGGTTCCGATGGACATGAAGCCGTAAATCTTGCGGGCAACTTCGCCCGAGATTTCCTTTCCTTTCCGCAATTGCTCCCAGCCGTTTACAGCGTCAGAAACTTTTTCGCTGATGGACCGGTGGCCGCGGTAAGTGAACAGGTAACCGTTTGATTTTAAATCATTTGCCACGGGCTGTAGCTGGTATCCGGCTTGGGACAAAATGAGCCACGAGCCTTGTGTCATGTCGAGCGTGTTGATAGTGTTAATTCGCGTCACATTGCCGAGTTCGTCACGAGGTTCATACCGCTTCGGAAATCGTCTGGCGATGCGACGCACGACATTTTCAGCCACTTCATGCACACGCCGGGGGATACGGTAGGACTGCGACAGCGTCTCTGATCCACCGGGCAGGTTGATGAACCGGTCGACGTTAGCGCCAGCCCACCGATAGATTGCCTGATCGTCATCGCCTGCGGCATACATGCGCTTGGAGTTAGCATCCAAGATGTCGGCGATATCCCATTGCAGGTTGCTCAAGTCCTGCGCTTCGTCGAGGAAGCACAGATCAAACTCTGGGCAATACTTGTCAGACTGCCGCACGAACTCTTCCAGCATGTCGGTAAAGTCGTAAACACCCATCTTCTCTTTGTATTCGCGCAGGCATTTGTCGACGTAGTTGACCGTGTTCCAGTTAGCTTCGATGTGGCTCATGTTGTATTGGTCGCGCAGAGAAACCTTCCGCAGCCGGGCTAGGTTAATCAGCCCCAGCACAGGATCGTTGGCCGCGGTCATTGAAGGGACGTCTTCGAACTGGTCGTGTTTTGCGCCAACTAGACTGACGCCGATTGAGTTCCCAAGCTCTTTGTAGTTCTGCGGCTGCATCACCTGCTCGGGTCTAATATCTGTGGAAGTTAGCGCCAGCGAGTGCAGGGTGCGGAAATAGATCAGGTCTTTCTTGGGGTCCAAGCCAAACCGTGCGGCAGCGCGTTCTTTTGCTTCGTTGGCGGCCTTCCGGGTAAACGCTAAGAAGGCTATGCGGTGTGGGTGAATGCCGCTTTCTAGGGCGTCATCCACCATGTTCAGCAAGGTGGTGGTCTTCCCGGTGCCGGGAGGCCCGAATATCCTAAACATTCTCTTCCTCTATCTGTCTGACTATTTGGCGGATGCGCTCACGGGTTAACCCATAGATCACCCCGATGGCGGTAAAGGTCATGCGCTTGCACTTCCAAAGGTCGTAAATCTCTTTGTTGCGCTTGATGTACTTCTGCTTTGTCAAAACGGTGCCCCCTGCGTAGAACCAAACTCTGGCGGATTGATGTCGATGTCTGCGCTATCAAACGACGGTATCTGCCAGACACGAACGGCACGGCCCTTGATCTTCAGGACAACGCTTTCGCCATTGATGTCGCGTAACCGCTGGGCAATTTTGTGCGACTTGTATTCAAAGAACTTGTTCTTGCGTAGAAACGCTTCGAAATCTTTCAGGCGGAAATAGGTGATGCCTTGTTCTTCGTCGGTCCATGGGCGACGGAGCAGGATTTCTTCTTTGTCCTGCGCCTGCTGTAGATGGCGGCAGAACTCTTCGAGGTAATCGTAGAACTGGCCGCTGATGCTGGCATCTTGTGCCACTTCGATGATTGCGCTTTCGTTGTCGCGCATCTCAGTCAGCAAGGTGCTGATGCGGCCTTCCCATTGCTGCTTGGCCACGGAGCGTGGCATGAAGTTGAGCTGTTCCATGCAGGCTCGCTGGAACGTCATCTGGTTTATCAGGGCTTCGGTATCCAGCTCCAGAGGCTCGCCGTTGACGTCCATGAACCACACAGGAGGGGTAGAGTTGTACTTCCGCAGGTTAGCGATTGTGGCCCCGGATACAGCGGCTCCTACGCCGTGTTTGCGGGTGCGGCACA